AAGTTTCTTAAACGATTAGACATGTATCATGAACTAATGTTTGATGAAAAAGAAAGAACAACACCAATGAAAGAGGAGGACTTTAAATGACACTAGATGGATATTATTTTGACGGACAGAAGTCATGGAAAATATATAAAAAGAAAGATGGTACAATTATAATGAGGAGATGGAAATGAATGACAAACTTAGAAACGTTCTAAAGAAGAGATACGAAGCAGAGATAGAAGATGCTAAGTATAAAATTAAATGTTACAGTGAGCATGAACTAGTGATCCCGGAGCATCCGGATATCACAGCAGAGGTAGATAAATTGCTCGAGGTCATGTCAAATGCAGAAGAAAAGTTGGCAGTAATGGAGCTACATTATGGCAACAATGTGGCAGAAAAAGCAATATTATAGGTCAACAATACTGATATAAATATAGGATTATCATGTATATTATCCAGGATAATGAAGTATCGCAGGGGTGTCGGCAGGGTGTCGGCAGGGTGTCGCAAAGGTGTCGAACTTTGGTCCAAACTGCGTCAGAAGTGTACAACTATGGCAAGATTAAGGCAAAATGTCGACACTTGCGATACCCTTGCGATACCCTTGCGACGGGGGGGGTGTCGAAGCTACTATTCATATGTACCAACGCTTATAGCTCAATTTTAGAGTTTTGCGACACCTCTCAACTTTTTTTTATTTTTAGCGCAACAAAAAAATAAATTGTCATTTAGGTGTCGAAAGAGTAAAAATGATTATGCCTAGGAAAAGAAGAAAAATTTCGTTAACTGATAGATCTACCGATATACCTTATCCGAGAGTTAGAGTGGAGTGGATTGATTGCATCAGTGACTCTGGCTGGGCTACAGATAAAGAGTTTGATAAGATGAAGTTAGCTACACCTGTTAATGAAGGTTGGTTATATTCTAAAGATGATAAGTCAATAAAATTATTTGCTTCTTATGATAAAGATGAAGACGGTATTACTTTTGGGGATCGGACGATGATTCCTCGGGCTTGGGTAAAGAAGATTCAGAAGTTGTAGATGGAGTTACATTTATTAACTGTCCGTAATCGTCTAAAATCTGTTTCATTTTTGCTTCTAACTCTTGTTCTGATAGGTCCTCTAGCTTTCCTGTCTTTATTATTTTTCTATCTATGTATAGTCCTGCTGCTTTTCCTCTGTTTGCTTCCGCATTCACTGCTGAAGAGAATGATCCTTTTTTTAAGGCAGCTTCACGAAGACGAGCCAGCTCTGCAACATGACCTTCGTAAGTGACCTCATGTTTTCTAAGTCTCTCTTCTTTTAATTCACCAATATATTTTACAACAAGCGGAGAATATTTTGGATTAGTTAGTTCTGATCCTTCTCGCATTGCTCTGTCTTTGCTATAACCAGCAGCGATAGCAGCTTCACGTTTAGTCATTGGTCCATCTGGTCCGCCGAATACTACGAACTCAGCGAAGCGTTGTTGCATTTCTGTTAATCTTTTTGGTACTCCCATATTGACAATTTAAGGGAACTATCCTATATTGTCAAGTGATGAAAGATGATCGAGGGCCAGCAGATTTGGAGAAAAGAATAGAGGATTTAAAACTTACTATTCAAATGTATCAAGATATATTACAGGATGCTCAAAGACAAATCTATCATTGGAAGAAATTTTCTTACGAAGATGAGAAAAATAAAAATTTATTGCAAGGTTATAAAAAAGTGATACAGGATTTATCTAACAAGTTGAGACTAAAAAAATAATGAGAGTACAAGACTTGCAACTATTCTTGAGTAACTTTACAAAAGGTTCTGACGCTATAAAAAATGCAGTTGTTTATATCGAGAAAGACGGAAAGCTACATGAGATCAGACGTATGGAAGTACATGAAAATGCGCATCCAATTATAGGTCACAAGAGTCATAGTACACATAGGTTGGTTTTAAAAACTCAAAAACCATCTAGTCTTATATTGCCAGAAAAGCTTCAAAAGGACTACTAAGTTCCCTTGAAACCAGAACAAAAATTATATGCAAAAATTAAAAAAAATATTAATACTATTTCTTGGATTAGACTGGAAAATAATAGCCTACTTGGTACCCCTGACCTGTTGGGGTGTAATACTTCTGGGCACTTTTTCACAGTAGAATTAAAGGTATGCAAAGGGAATAAAATACGATTCTCACCACACCAAATATCCTTTCATGTTAAGCATCCACACAATACTTTTATCTGCATTGAGCACCTTGGTTCAGGGTGCTTGAAACTTTTCCGTGGTTCTAGGATCTTAGAGCTTGACGCTTGTGGCTTTAAGCTTGACGCTTGCTGCTTGGGGCTTGATGCTTGCGGCTTATTTTTTGAGAAGCTTGGGGCTTGAAGCTTGGGGCTTGAAGCTTGGTGCTTGCTGCTTGAGGCCCGGACCAGGACGCACGCTCGCGCTCACCGTCGTGAGCTCTTAAGCTAATGGCCTGATCCGATTTATTACGCTTGCGTAATTCTTTATAATATTTTGGGTGTCTAAACATTTTAGTGTTTACCATATTCAATATTTTTTACCAGCGGATCCCAACACGCGCGACAGCTGCCGCAGGCGTTGTCTTGATCAGGAGCTGGACATGTTCTTGATTTTGTGGAGACTGTTGACGTATTGGCCCAGCTCTTAACTGGCCCCTGGTCTACCATCGGTGAAGACAATCTAATTACTAGGTTCGCTGGCTTGTCTTGCAGGTGCTGCTTGATCCAAGCCTCCCGAGTCGGCATCCAGTGACGCTTAGAAGGTGTTAACCTGCACACCTCATAAATTTTATTTAAATGATCTAGATCTTGGACATCTCCTGAGTCATGCCATCTAAACACGTCAGGTTTTTTTGAATTAATTAATGTTGCCATTGCTGTGACCCAGTCTGGGTGCTTGATGGCTGCCAGCCTTTTGTATTGAGCATCTTGCACTACCTTAAAAACATAACAACCTTTGAGAGCGTAACAGCCTTCACAGACTGAGCCTTTAACGTTGACCAGCTTGCCGCCAGTCTTGCACTCTTTCGCAGGTATGCCTATTGACCAGCCGGGCATTTTCGACGGTTTACTCAGGCCTCCAACCAGGGCCCACGCTTCCTTAGTATTCATAATTCTTTCTCCTTTATTATCCTATAACATGTTTCAGGCCAGCTGTCAAGCTTGCAGCTTGGAGCTTGAGGCTTGGGGCTTGCCGCTTGTTGCTTGTAGCCGTTGGCCTGAAGCCAGCGCCAGTGATTTATTAAAATCACTGGGTTGTCAATCCTTCTACTCACTTCTTGCTCCGGGCCTCTTTGTTGAAGTCATACCAGCCGCTGCTATCAAGAAACTCAACAGCCCTGTCCAGGGCGTTTCTGAAATGCTTTGTACGATACTCAGCTGGACAGTCTTCATCAGCGTGACAGGCTAGCCAGGCCAGCATGTCACAAATTTTATTTTCTTTTTCCGTAAATTTTTTAGTCATAATTTATCCTTTCTAAATTTATCCTATACTATCCTTCACCAGCTGTCAAGCTTGAGGCTTGTAGCTTATTATTTATTTTAAATTTTTTTTAAAACCCAGGCCCGAAGGCCTGGGTCTAATTTTTATCTTCTTACTGAAGCACGCTTCAGTATTTTGTCCACAGCATTAAGATCATCGAAGCTGATATATGGAAAACCAAAACCATCTCTTCTCTGTCTCATTGCTACTAGTCCCAGCGCGGAAAGTCCTTTTTTCATTTCTTGAACTTTCTTCTTACGGTTGAGTCCAGCAGCTTTTCTTGCTAAGACTTTTATGTATTTTTTAACTTTTGACATAACTACACTATATAGGATAATCCTACATTAATCAAGTACAATAGTGTCGCACCCTAATACAACTTACAGTTGCATTGCTAATTAGAATCATTCTAAAGTGCAGCCCAGGCCCCCTTCATGACTGCGCGCGTTTACCTCCAGCCAGGGGACCATACACGACCAGTGAGATTGAAGCCGGCGTGCTTTATTTTAATAGCCATGGCAACAGGCTTATCACTGTATCCAGTGCTCACTGATCCCAGGTCCTATCTCTCGGATATTTCACCTAATTAACCTTTCTAGAAAGGCGTATAGGACCAGGGATCAGTAACTACCCTTTCGTTTGTTACATAGACGCTTATTAATGCGCCAGCATTTACTGATCTCAGACCAGCTGTCTCGTGGCAAGCATCTCCCTTTACAGGTCAAACGATGGCTGGCTCAGCCAACGCCATTCGACACAACAACTGATCCCAGATCCATAGGTAAGTTGCAACTTTGTCAACCGTCAGGGCTATTGCCCCCGTGAGCATAACCCTATGGATCAGGGATCAGGCGTGGCAAGATAAGGTTGACGACCTTGTAACCACGCTTTAATCCTATCTGCTTTTGTAGGTGCAGATCCCCAGAAGATTTATAGTTTTGAGTAGCGATAAATCTACAAATGAGGCTAACATATCCTATATAATCCCTTGACAATGTTTTGTCAATAGTGTAAATTAATTTTTATGAAAGGAAATATAAATATGGAAAAACAAAAAAGACAAACCCTTAACGCAGATAAGCGAAAGGTAATTGCAGATGTATTTCAAGATCATTTTGAAAGTAATTCAAAATATAAGAAACAACATCAAGACGCAATAACAAACTACAATCTAATGAGAGAACAAGCAAAAGTTAAAATGAATACTCTTGTAAGATTTCATCAACCACAAGAAGATGTAGACACAATTCGTTCTATGGTTAATAAGTATGGCGAAAGTGGTGGAAGATTGTATGATGACAACTGTTTTCATGTTCAAAACTCTACACCTCGTATGGACACCGACTACAACGACAATCCTGTTGAAAAATATGATGATGTTCATGTTGAGTTTAAAGCAGATAA